GGTCAGCTGCAGACTGTCGCCGATGGCCAGGTTCACCACCGCGAACGTCGCGCTGATGTCCATCTGGCCGGCCGTGCTGGCGTCGAAGGTGCCAGCCTCGTCCACTGCGCGGGGGGCCGTGGCGGTGATCGTGCCAACCGTCTGATACGTGTCGTTGGTGGTCGTGGTCGTCACGTTGGATGAAGTGCCCGCGACGCGCGACTCGACTGCCGTGGACAGGGCGGTGTCGCCCACGACTGCAGTGCGCGCAGCGCCGGTGGCGCCCGTGCCGATGCCGATGTAGTTGGGCTCAGCCTGGGAGGGCGTGGCGCCAAGGTGGCGCTTGGCCGCAATGGCCTTGCCGATGGTGGTGACGACGGTGCCGATGCCGAATGCCATGTGTGGCTCCTGTTACGAGATGCGCGCCAGCAGGCGGCGAATGCGCCACGCGAGGCGCTTGAAGGGATTGCGGTGCCAGTAGGCGATGGTCCCGAGGTCATCGACCCGGCCATCGGCGCGGATCACCTTGGCCTCGACGGTGACCTGGCCGACGCCAGTGGTGGCGGTGTGGATGCTCATGGCGTGGTGGCCGGCGCAGTGCCGGGCGGTGCGGTTGGCGGTTGCTGCTGCGCTTGGGGTTGCTGCTGCGCGTACTCATTGAGTGCGGCCTGCAGTTCGGCCTTTGTGTCGTCGTCTGATGCGTCGAACTCGGCCATGACGATCGTCTCGCGCTTGGCCTGCAGCACCGCATCGGGCATGCCAGTCGACTGGAACAGCGCCAGGATGTCGAGCTCGACCGCGGTGTCGATCAAGTTGAAGTCGCTGGGCCACTCGACCTGAACTTTGTTCGGCAGGTCGAGCCCCTGGTGGAACAGGGCCCACATGCGCTGCTCCAGGCCCTGCATCTGCGTGGCGAAGCTGGCGAGGTCGGCATTCAGGCGCTCGAAGCGCATGCGCCGCGCGATGCCGCTCTCTGTCGTTGAGCCGGCATCTGCGGTGGATTCCTCCATCGACACGCGCTTGATCGCTGCCTGCTTGTCGCTGATCACGTCGCGGTGCACCTGGGCCTGCGCGGCATCCGGCGCGATGAAGTCGGGGCGCTCGCCGGGGTAGATCAGCATGTTGTGCGCGCCGAGCACAACGGCCATTTTGTTCGCGTCGAAGCTGGCCGCTTGCTCAGCGGTCACCTGCATCGTTGGGATGCTGAAGGTCTGCGCGTTGAGCAACTCGTCGAGCTTGCTCGCCGCGTTGTAGATCGAGCAGCTCATGTCCGCGATCTGCGCGAAGCGGCCCACGACGGGGAACATGCCGCCGCTCTCGGTCACTGCCAGCAACGGGCACTGCCTGAAAGGGTGCTCGCCTTCGGCAATCACCCTGTCGCCGAGCTTCACCCGCCATTCCTCTGCATTCCACGTGCGCAGGCAGTGCTCTGGCTTGCCATCCACTTCCTCGACGCACTTGATCGTCACGGATGTGAACAGGCCACTTTCATCGTCGACGCTGTACGACTCGATCAACTCGGGCTCGATCGCGCGCAGAAACGGCACCTTGCGCCGCTCGATCTGGTCTGCGAGCGACTTTGGCGCGTCGGCGCCATCGCTGGGCATGTCCAGCAACAGCAGCATGGAGCCGCGGCCCTTCAGCTGCCAGGCGAGCGCGAAGAAGAACGCGTCGAGCTTGGTCCCGCGCATGTCCGCGTTCTCGATCAGCAGCTTGACGAGCGGCGCCTCGACGTTGCCGCGCATTGGGCGGCGGCGCGACAGGAACGCGAGGTAGCGGTCGCAGGCATCTGCGAGGTGGTTCTCGTAGACGGCGAGCGCGCAGCGTGCGGCGTAGTTCTCGACGCCCTCGCGCTTGTGTGGCACCAGGTGGCAAGGGTCCGTCAGCTTCGGCACGCGCCGGATAGCAGTTAGCTGCTGGCCGTCCTGCGTGGTGGTCGAGAGGACCTCCTTCTCCCACGTCACCTGCGGCTTAAAGCCGCCTTCGCCATTGAGGGCCTCGGCCAAGAAGCCAAAGCGTTTGAGGGCGGCCTGAGTGGTCATGGCCGCGATGGTGGTGGCGCTTTGCGTCAGCCTATGGCGCGCTTTGTCGCGCCAACGGGACAGCATGCGCCCCAAGGTTGCGCGGGATGCAAAACCGATGCCCGCCGGCGTGATGCCGGGATGGTGCAAACCCAAGGAAATCACCCCAAATGGATCTGTCCAAATTCAAAGGCAAGACGCTCGACGACGCGATGTTGTCGGAGCTGACTGCTGCACTTGCCTCTCACGACGAAGCCAAGGATTCAGAGATCGCTTCCGAGCGCGAAAAGCGCAAGAAAGCGGAGCACGAATCCATCACCGGCCGCAAGTCGAAGGATGCGCGCATCGAGCGAATGGCCGAGATGCTTGGTATTGAGCCGGATGCGGACCTGGACAAGATCGACGTGAAGGGCATGGCCGATGCCGCCAAGCAGGTCGAGCAGCAGCTCAAGCGGGTGACCCGCGAGCGCGACGAGGCCGTGGCAGCGAAGGCAGATCTCGACGGCAAGTACAGCGCCGAGCGCCGTGACCGCGCCATTGCGGAAGCGGTTGGCAAGCACCCCTTCATTGATGCCGAGGACGCGCGTGCGCTGATCTCGGGCCGCATTGCGCAGGAAGGCGACGAACTGCGCTTCAAGGGTCCGGACGGCAAGTCGCTGTCGATCGACGACGGTGTGGCCTGGATGGCCAAGACCAAGCCGCACCTGGTGCGGCCGGCCGGAGAAGGCAGCCAGGGCAGTGGCTACAAGGGCTCCAGCGGGGGCAAGACCGCAGGCCCGAATCCTTGGGACAAGAAGACTTTCAACATCACCCAGCAAATCGCGCTGAAGGCCGAAAACCCGGCACTTGCCGCACAGCTGCAAAGCGCAGCGCAGGCAGCGCAACCCGCATAAACCACAGGACCCGAAATGGCCAAGACCCTCATATCTGACATCCTCAAGCCCGACGTTTGGGCCGAGTACGGCGTCGCGCGCACCGCTGAACTCTCCGCGTTGTGGCAGGCGGGCATCGTGGCCAACGTGCCCGACATCGTGCTGCCCAACGGCGGCGGCACGGTGAACATGCCATTCTTCAACGACCTGACAGGCGACGTCGAGAACCTCTCCGACAGCGCCGCGCTGACCGTTGGCAACATCGGCGCCGCGAAGGACATCGCCGCTGTGATCGGCCGTGGCCGCGCGTGGGCGGTCAATGACCTGGCCGGCGTGATGTCGGGCGCTGACCCGTTCGGCGCGGTGATCACGCTGGTGGCCACCTACTGGGCTCGTCAGTACCAGAAGGAGCTGATCGGCATCCTGGGCGGCGCGATGGGCGCAGCGAGCATGACCGGCAACGTGCACGACGTGTCTGCCGGTGCGTCTGAAGACCTGCGCTGCTTCAATGGCACCAACTTCATCGACGCGGTGGCGAAGCTGGGCGACGCTGGCGGCCAACTGGCAGCGATCGGCATGCACTCGGCCACGCAGGCCTACCTCGCCAAGAAGAACCTGATCACGTTCGTCAAGGCATCGGACGGCACGACCGACATCCCCACCTACATGGGTCGCCGCGTGATCGTCGACGACAGCATGCCCGTCGCCACCGGCACGTACACCTCATACTTGTTCGGCTACGGCGCCTTGGGCTTCTCCGAGTCCGTGATCGGCCCGAATGACCTGGAAACCGACCGCGACATCCTGGCCGGCGACACCGTGGCGACGATGCGTAAGCGCTTCTTGCTGCACCCGCGCGGCATCAAGTGGTCGGGCACTCCGGCGGCGGCCTTCCCGTCGCGCGCCGAACTTGCGACGGTGGGCAACTGGACCCGGGTCTACGAGAACAAGCAGATCCGCATCGTGGCGTTCAAGCACAAGAACGCCTGATCGCCATGGGACTGACAGCATTCAACCGAGCGCGCCGCGAGTCCGCACAGCCGGCGGATGCTGACACTGCCGCCGAGGGGCAACCCTCGGCCGGTGATGTCAGCGCCGTCCCGCCGTTCCCCGAGCTGCCCGAAATCCCCGAGCAGCCCGCCGCTCCGGCCGAAGCACCGGCCCCAGCCCCGGCGCCTGCTGAGCCGCCCGCAGCGCCGGCCACTGCTCCCAAGACCAAGGTCAAAGCCGCATGAACGACGCCGATGAACTGCCGGCCGTTGATGACGGCCCGACCCCCGAGAACACCCCACTGCCTGGCGGCGGCGCCTGGACCTGGGACAACGACACCAAGGCGTGGGTAACCACCGCGCCGCAGCCGGAGTAATTCCATGGCAAACCGCATCGTCCGAAATACGGCCATCCTGGCCAAGATTGAAACCACCTACGGCGTCGACGCTGTGCCCACCGGCGCAGCCAATGCCATGCTGGTATCGGGCCTGTCCATCAACCCAATCAACGCGCAAAACGTCGACCGTGATGTGATCCGCCCGTACCTGGGCGCCAGCGAGCAGCTGCTCGGCACGCGCTACGTCGAAATGTCCTTCACGGTCGAGCTGGCCGGCGCGGGCACCGTGGCCACGGCCCCGGCATGGGGCGCACTGATGCGCGCCTGCGGCATGGCCGAGGTCATCACCGCCACCTTCCGCGTCGACTACGTGCCCATCAGCACCGCCTTCGAGTCGGTCAGCATCTACTGGTATGACGACGGCCTGCTGCACAAAGCCACCGGCGTGCGCGGCACCGTCACCCTCAGCCTCAAGGCCGGCGGCCGCCCCGAGATGGCCTTCAAGTTCACCGGCATCTACAGCACGCCAACTGCCGCGGCCAATCCTTCGGTGACGCTGACCGCATTCAAAGTCCCGCAGGTGGTGGTGGATGCCAACAGCGGCGACGTCATCTTCGGTGGCACACACGTCACCACCACCGCGCCGGCCATCACTGGCGGCACGGCCTACCCGTCGCAGGGCCTGGAGCTTGACCTGGGCAACAGCATCAACTTCACGCCGCTGCTGGGCGGCGAGACCGTGGACCTGACGCAGCGCTCGGTGAGCGGCAAGGTCACGCTCGACCTGACCGCTGCGCAAGAAGCCACCTTCATGCAGGCCGTGGAAGCGGGCACGCTGCAGACCGTGGGCCTGATGCACGGCACCGTGCCCAACGTCACCAAGGCCGGCATCTGGCTGCCTGCGGTGCAGTTGATCAACCCGCAGAAGACCGACGTCAACGGAAAGCGCCTGGTCAGCTTCGACATGCGCTGCACCCCCGTAGCTGGAAACGACGAAATTCGCGTCATCACCAGCTTCTGACATCCGCCGAGACCCGCTCCCCATGGCATTCAAACTCACCGTTTCCGACACCGTTACCGTGCCCGTCAAGGGCAGCATCGCCAATGCCGCTGGCGTGTTCCAGCCCTTCAGCTTCGAACTGATCTGCGACCGCCTGCCGGCAGACGAATTGCACAAGGCTGCAACCGATGGCACGGTGGGCGAGGTCATGAATCGCGTGGTCAAGGGCTGGAACCACGTCACCCAGGACGATGGTGCGCCAGTGCCTTTCTCGCCCGAGAACCTGGCTGCGGCGTTCAACGTGGTCGGCATCGTCGGCCTTGCATTCGCAGCCTACCTCGAAGCGTGCGGCGCCAAGGGGAAGGAAAAAAACTGAGGGAAGCCGCGCGTCTGATGGCGCGCGGCGAACTCACTGCGGGGGATGAAGATGGCGGCGAGTCGTCGCACGTTGATGCAGCTCTCGCAGCCTTCGGCCTGGTGCTTGAAGGCAGCATTCCAGTTGCCCCCGAGTTCCATCTGCTGCCGGACAACGTGCCGGCCTTCGACCTGTTCCAACAGGTGCAGACGCAGTGGCGGATCGGCTTTGCCGGCCCCACGGGCCTTGATTACGCCGGCGTGCGTGCTTCGCCGGCATTCCGCCGGATCCGCCGCAGGCTTCGTGAGCGAACGCTCGACGAGATCTGCACCATGGAACGCGCATGGCTCGATGCTGCAGCCGAGGTGCGGGCCGAGAACGAACAACGCACGCCCAAGGGCTGACCTGACACCATGAGCAGCACCGAGCAAGTCGTTGGATTCAAGCTGCGGCTCGACGGTGACAAGGCCGTTGTCGCCGGGCTGGATGGCATCGGCAAGTCCTTTGCGGTCAGCGCCGATCAAGCCCTGAAGTTGGAGAAGGCCACCGCATCAGTTGCGGTCGCGCAGGCCAAGGTCGATCAGGCAATCGGACGCTCGGCGGCCGCGCAGGCCGCCTACAACGCGGCGGTGAAGGAAGGCCGCGCCAGTCAACACGACATCCCCCGACTCTCTCAGGCATCTGCCCGCGCCATGGCCGATCAAGCCGCTGCGCTGGTGTCGCTGAAGGACAAGGCATCGGGGCTGAAGGCGCTGGAAGCGGCGCACGCCGGCGTCGCAAACTCGACCAAGATGTCGGCCTACCAAACGAGCCAACTGGGCGCACAGCTTCAAGACCTGTTCATCCAGATTCAGGGCGGCCAGTCGATCATGACGGCCTTCTCGCAGCAGGGTTCGCAGTTGTCGGCGGTGTTCGGCGGGGCGCGCCCGGCGCTGGCGGCGGTGGGCTCGCTTCTCACGCCGATGGTGGTCGGCCTGGGCGCCGCGGCTGCTGGCGTCGCAGCCCTAACCATTGCGTACTCGCAGGGGCATGACGAGGTTGAGTCCTACGCCAAGTCACTGATCCTGTCGGGCAACGCGGCCGGCGCAACGGTGGGCATGCTCAACGAATCCGCCAAGGCGATGGATCGCATCGCGGGCACGCAGGGCAAGGCCGCCGAGGTGATCGAGCAACTGGTCTCGTCCGGTGTTGTGGCTGCCCCGCAGATCGACAAGATCACCGAGGCCGTCATCCGCATGGAGCGCGCCGGCGGCCCTGCGGCCGATGCCCTGATCAAGCAGTTCAACGACTTGGGCAAGAGCCCGGCCGACGCGGTGCTGAAGATCAATGAGGCGACCAACTTCCTGACCATCTCCACCTTTAGGCAGATCAAGGCGCTGGAAGAGCAGGGGAAGATGGCCGAGGCCGCAGCCGTGGCGCAGACCGCCTATGCCAACGCGGTGACCGAGCGCTCCAAGGCGCTGGAGGTGCGACTTGGCGCAGTGCAGCGCGTGTGGCGCCGCATCGCTGACACCGCCAAAGAGGCATGGGATGCGATGTTGGGCATCGGCCGGCAAAAGACCCTCGAAGAGCAGTTCGCCGAGGCGCAGCACCAGCTCGACGCAATGCAAGGCCCGCGCAACGGCGGCAACAACCTGCAGGCAGAAGCGCGTCGCACAGCGATCAAGCAGCGCTTGGAAGATTTGCGCTTGCAAATCCTGGCCGAGCGCGAAGCCGCTGCGACCCAGGAGGCCAGCGCCGAAGGGGTCAAGAAGTTCGCCAAGAACTACGACGACATGCAGTCGGCGGCCAAGAAGGCGGCCGAGGCGCACAAGAAGCTGATCGAGGACGGCAAGAAGCTGGCCGCAGACATGCTCGACCAATCGGGCGGCCTGAACGGCGACTTCACCGAGAAGTGGAAATCGCTTGGCGTGGCGTACAAGGGCGGCGCGATCTCGCTGGAGAAACTGACCAAGGCGCAGGCCGTGCTACTGACCCAGCAGCCGGCGATGAAGAAGGCCGCAGAGTCTGCCGAGAAAGCCGCCGAGGCAGCGACAAAAGCCTATCTCGAAGAAGGCGCGGCCATCCTTGACGCCGCAACGAAGATCGGCGAGGCCGCGCAGCAGTCGCTCGCTGCGGCCATCAGGCGCACCCGCTCACTCGAAGACGAAGCCACTGCGCTCGCGCTGTCCAAGTCCGCGAACATTTCACTCGCCGAAGCGGTGGAGCGTGTCGGCCTGGCGCGCCTGCGCGAGAAACTGGACGCAGCGAACGCGAGCGGCAACACAACGCAGATCAACGCCATCAAGGCCGAGATCGCAGTGCGCGAGCAACTGATCCAGATGGTGGGCAGCAAGGCGGCCCGAGAGGCCAACGACACGGCCGCCAAGGAAGCGCAGGCTGTGTGGGAACGCACCTTCGACCAAGTGGGCAGCGCGCTCTATGACGCGCTCACCGGAAACTGGGCAAGCGCCAAACGGTTGATCGAGTCGCAGATCATTCGCCCCGTTGTGCAGGCCGTTACCGGGCCAGTCACCAGCGCGGTGACCAATGCCATCACGGGCACCTCGAACGCGTCAACCGGCGCCAGTGCGCTGAGCGCAGCATCCAACGCGTCGAGCCTGTACGGGCAAGCGGCCTCGGCTGCCAACTACGGCGCGGTGTACAGCGGCCAGGCCTACGGCACCGGCTTTGGCACGCAGCAGTCGGCCATGCTCGCATCCCAAGAAGCCGGCATGACCAGCCAAGCAGGCAGCTCGGCCATGGGCACCTGGGGCGCGTATGCCGGTTACGCCGCGATGATCTACGCCGCCGCGAAGTACGCAAGCAGCCTCTACAACAAGGGCTTCACTGGCAGCGACCAGATAAAAGGCAAGGGCTGGTATGAGATGACCCCCGAGGCCATGCAAACCAGCGTACTCAAGAAGCTGGGCCTGTCCGACAAGTGGTCGGAAATCCTGGGCGGATCGGTGCGCTTGAATCACATGTTCGGCCACGCGGCTCCACGCGTCGATCAAAGGGGCATAAGCGGCACCTTCGGCAACGGCGGGTTCACCGGCCAGAACTATGCCGACATCACCGAGAAGGGCGGGCTCTTCCGCAGCGACAAGCACTACACGCAGACGGCCGCGATGGATGAGGCGATTGGCCGATTCTTCAACGATGCCGCCGATTCGGTCTACAGCCAGGCCAAGAGCTACGGCAAGGCCCTGGGCCTCCCTGCCGAGCAACTGGCCAGTGTGTCCACTGACATCAAGGTCGCGCTCACCGACGACAAGGCGGCCAACCTCAAGGCGATCACCGATGCCCTGTCTGGCTACGGCGATGCGTTGGTGCAGGGCTATGCCGACGCGGTTGCACCGCTGGCGAAGTACGGGGAGACCACGGCCCAAACGATCGAGCGAGTGGGCACGGCGCTGGGCGGCGTCAATGACGTGTTGAACATGCTGGGCAAGACGGCGCTCGCAGCTTCGATCGATGGCGGCAAGGCCGCGATCGAGCTGCAGGGCTTGTTCGGAGGCATGGACACTCTCAAGCAGGCCGCGAGCAGCTACATGCAGGACTTCTACACCACCGCTGAGCGTGCGGCACTGACCACCAAGGCCGTCACCGGCGCCCTGGCCGAGGTGGGTTTGTCCATGCCGGCAACGCGTGCCGCGTTCCGCTCCCTGGTGGATGCGCAAGACCTGACGACCGACGCGGGACGGCGCGCATTTACCGCGCTGATGGGTGTCGAATCTGCGTTTGCCAGCGTGGTGCCTGCAGCCGACGCCGCCGCGGACGCCGCCAAGGCCGCCGCCGACATCATGGCCGAACGGGCCGGCCTTGAAACCAAACTGGCGCAGATGCTGGGGAAAACGGCAGACCTGCGTGAGCGCGAACGCGCTGCGCTGGACCCAAGCAATCGGGCGCTGTACGACCAGATCAATGCGTTGCAAGACCAGAAGGATGCGGCCACCGCTGCGGCGAACGCGCTAGCTTCGACGAATGCAGCGCTGGCCTCTTTGACCGACCAACTCAAGTCCGTAGCTTCGGCCGCGCTGGCGGGTGTAGACGCCGCAGTGTCGGCCCAGAAGGATGCGCTGACCAGCGCATACCAAGCTGACGTTGCCAAAGTTGACGCGGCCATCGCCGCGGCGAAGGCGCAGTTCAAGGCCACGATGGCTGAGATCGACGCGCAGCGCGCCGCCGCGAAAGCGATCTATGACGCCCAGGTGTCGGCGATCAACTCGGCGCGCGCCGCGCTTGACGCGCAAGCGGAGTCGCAGACAAAGGCCTACACGGACGCGACCAAGGCCGTCGATGCCGAGCGCAAAGCGGCGCAGGCGGCCTACAAATCGGCGGCCGATCAGATGTCGGCTGTGATCAAGGCGGCCGGAGCGACGGTTGACCGCCTGCGTGGCCTGAATGATTCGTTGCGGGCAACGCTGGCCTCGCTGCACCCCATCGGCAGCGAGGCCGCAGACCGAGCGCGCGGTCAGGCACAGATTGCGAGCGCCCTGGCCGTGGCAAAGGCGTCTGGCGTGCTGCCTGACGCCGACGCACTGAAGACCGCCCTGGAGGCGGTGTCGAAGCCCAGCGAAGACCTATTTGGGAGCTTCGAGGACTACCTGCGCGACTTCTACCGAACGAGCCTTGACATTCGCGACTTGAGCGACATCGCTGGCACGCAGCTGGACGGAGCGCAGACGCAGCTCGACGCTACGCTGGCCATGCGCGACGCGCTGGACGCCGCCAACGACGCGACCATGACGCGGCTTGACGGCATCCGGGATGCTCTGGACGCCGCAAATGATCTTGCTCGCGACCAGATTGCAGCCGCGCGTGATCGACTTGACGGGCAGCTCGCTGGCGCAAGAACAACTTACGACACAACGCTGGTCGGCTTGGACAGCGCAGCTAAAGCAGCGCAGGCCGTGCTTGACGGCGCGCTGGCGCAGGGCGAGGCACAAAAGAGCGCGCTAAAAGACGCTTACGAAGCGCAATTGGCAGTGCTCACCGACATCTTGGCAACCGCCAAGGCGCAGTTGGCCGCCGCGCTGGGCATCGATGCTTCGGTCAAGAGCGTAGCGCAAGCCCTGGCCGACTTTGCCAAGACGCTGGGGCCGCTGGCGGCGTTGACCGGCGGCAAGGCTCCTGACGCAGCGCCCAGCCAGAAGAATCAGTGGGTGACCAACGGAGCCGTCTCGACGTACTCAGACACGGCCGGGGCGGTTGCTGTGAAAGCGGCCGGGCAAGACAACGCATCGGCGGCAATCAAGGGCGTCAACGGGGCGGTGACGACGATCTCTGAAGCCGCAGACTTCATCAAATCGAACACTGTTGCAGGAAATGCCGCCGTCGTGGCAGAAAAGGCGGCCGAGTTCGGCATCAGCACACCGAACATCGACGCTCTTGCTGGCTACACGCCCGGCACGTTTGCTGCGCTGTCGGGGGTGCAAGGGGCAACCATTGCCGGGTTCTCCGTCGATGACATCCGCGCATTCGTCGCGGCCAACGCGAACGACCCCTTGGCGATCTACAGACGCGCTGTGGATGTCGGGATCACTTCCGCAACGCTTGATGCGGCCATGGGGTGGACGTCCGGGAAGTCTCTTGCATGGGCCTTGGCAAACAATCTGCCAGCCTTTGCCGCGGGCGGTGATCATTCCGGCGGCCTGGCCATCGTGGGCGAGGCTGGCCCCGAGCTGATCCATACCGGCCCGGCGCGCATCTACAACAACGCGGACACGCTCGCGATGCTCAACGACCCGCAGCGGCGCGACATGGCGCTCGTGACGGAGATCCAACGGCTCCGCCAGGAGGTGTCGGACATGCGGGCAGAGGCGAACGCCCAGCAGCAGCAGATCGCGGTCAACACCGGGCGCACTGCGCGCGTGATGGTCGATCGATGGGACGTTGACGGCATGCCGTCGACCAGGACGACGACATGAAGGTGCTGAACCCGATTGCCATCACCGACGCCACGCTGATCTCGCACAGCGTGCCCGAGACGGACTACACCGCGTGGTCGGGTGCGACTGCCTACGTGGTGGGCGACCGCTGCATCCAGAACCACAAGATCTACGAGGCGCTGCAGGCCGGCACCAACCACTCGCCGGCCAACGATGCAACGCTCGCGCTGCCGTACTGGCTGGAGGTGTCCAGCACCAACCGTTGGCGCGCGTTCGATCAACAGGTGAATTCTCAGACCACTGCGACCACCTCGTTCACGTTCACCGTGCAACCCGGCGCGATCAACGCCATCGGCTTCGTCGAACTCACCGGCAGCACCGTGCGCGTGCAGATGTTCGATGGCGCCACGTCCGTCTATGACGTGACGCAGGCCATCGACAGCACGTCGCTGCTGTCCTGGGCCGACTACTTCTTCGGCGCCTACGACCTGAGCGCCGCGCTGGTGTTCGAGGGCGTGCCGTCGTACCTCAGCGCCACCATCGTCGTCACGATCACCGGCACCGGCACCGTGGGATGCGGCGGCGTGCTGTTCGGGCAGATGTACGACCTTGGCGACACACAGTTCGGAGCGAGCGCTGGAATCACTGACTACTCGGCCAAGACGACGAACGTCTACGGGGTCACCAAGATCACGAAGCGCGCATTCTCGAAGCGGTCGAGCCAGAGGCTCATTCTCGATAACGCGACGCTGCGCAAGGTGCAGGCGCTGCTCGCTGGGCTGCGCGCAACGCCGTGCCTTTGGGTCGGGGCGCCTGACACGCAGTTGTTCTCGCCGCTGGTGGTCTACGGCTATTGGCGAGACTTCCAGCTCGAAATCGCTTACCCCCGAACCTCGTTTTGCTCACTCGAAATCGAAGGGATGATCTGATGGCCGCACAAATCACCGCGCTTCCAACTCCGCCGACCCGAGCCGATCCGACGAACTTTGCAGCGCGCGGCGACGCGTTCCTGGCTGCGCTGCCCGTTTTCCAGAGCGAGGCGAACGCGCTGTCTGCCGAGGTGTGGGCCACCTACAGCAACGTGCTGTCGGCCACTGGCGACCCGCTGGCCAAAGGCACGAGCACGACATCGCTGGCCATCGGTACTGGCTCCAAGGTCTTCACGACGCAAGCGAGCAAGGGCTTCATTGCCGGCCAGCCGGTGATCATCAGCAGCGCGGCGAACCGCGCGAACTGGATGTGGGGCGCCGTGGCGTCCTACGCTTCGACGACGCTCACCGTCACCGTCAGCCTGGTCGGCGGCAGCGGCACGCTCGCAGATTGGGACATCGTGATCGCCAACCCGCCCGGCACCACCAAGGTGACCGACTTCACCAGCTCGGGAACTTGGACGCGCTCGGCCGGGTGCACTGCGGTTCTCGCCCTGGTGCTGGGCGCTGGAGGCGGTGGCGGCGGCAAGTCTGCTGCGTCCACCATCGGCGGCAGTGGTGGCGGCGGTGGCGGTGCCTATGGCGAGGTGGTGCTGTTGGCGTCAGCGGTCGGCGCAACCGAGACGATCACCGTGGGTGCAGCGGGCACAGCCGGCACTGCCGGGTTCGCTGGCTCTGCCGGTGGCAACAGCTCGTTCGGCGCCTGGCTCACCGCCTACGGCGGCGGGGGCGGGGCCGGGTGCAGCACCGCTGCAGGCGCGGGCGGCGGCGGTGGCGCTGGGCTGGCTGCGGCGGGCTCTGCGGGTGCCAGCAGCCCAGGCAGCGGGCAGGGCGGCGCGGGGGGCTCCAGCGGCGCAGGCCTGAAGACCTACGGCACCGGGCAGACCGGCCCGACTGGTGGCGCGTCGAACGTCGCGGGGGTGGTCGGTGTCGATTCCGAGAACAAGCCCTATGCCGGCGGCAGCGGGGCTGCAGCGCCGGGCAGCGTCACCGGCACCAGTGCTGCGGTGGGCCTGCGCGGCGGGTGTGGCATGTGGGGCGGCGCGGGCGGCGGCTCGGGCGGCAGCACGGGCGGCTCGGCCACCACGACAGCGGCGGGCGGCGCGGGCGGCATCTCCATGCAAGCCGGCCACGGCGGAGGCGGCGGCGGTGGCCCGAGCACGACAGTGAGCGGCGCGGCCGGCGCAGGTGGCTCGGGCGGGCTGAATCCGCTTGTCGGTGCGGCCGGAACGGCTGGCTCTGGCGCTGACGGATCGGCCGGTGGCGTTGGCAGCGGCGGCGGCGGCACCTGCGACTTCTCGGCAACCGGACGTGCCGGGGGCGCTGGTGGTCGCGGGCAGGTCCGCGTGATCGAGTTCTTCTGAGCGAGGCAGCAGATGGCACGCTATGCAGTCATCTCGGCCGGCGTGGTCGTGAACGTGATCGAGGCTGACGCTGCGTTCGCTGCGTTGGTCGGTGCGGTTGCGGGGGCGGGGGCGAACATCGGGGACGCGTGGGATGGGCACGTGTTCACGACGCCGGCCCCTCCACCCGCTCCCGTGCCGCGATCGGTCAGCATGGCGCAAGCGCGCATCGCGTTGTCGCGGGCCGGCATCAGCGAGACCACCGTCGATGCTGTCATCGCGGCCATGCCAGCTGGCCAGACCAAGACCGAGGCGACCATTTGGTGGCAGAGGTCAAACGAGGTGCACCGAGATCACGCCTTCGTCGCTGCCCTCGCGCCGGAGCTCGGTTTGTCGTCGGCGCAGCTCGATGCGCTCTTCGTTGTTGCGGCAGGGCTGTAGGAGATCGCCGTGAAGCTGATTCTTTGTGCGAACAACTCACTCGGCTCATGGTCCCTGCGCGCCGTGATGTGGAGCCGTTACAGCCACAGCGCGATATTAGACGAGGACACCTCGATGGTGTACGACTCGACGATGCTGCAGGGCGGCGTTCGCAAGACCTTCGTCGCCGAGTGGCTCGACCACTACCCCGACCGCGAGGTGCGCGAGATCAATATCATCGACGTGGCGGGTGCACGCGCGTGGCTCGACGCCCAGGTTGGCAAGCCCTACGACTGGACGGCGCTGCTGGGCATCGCACTGCATCGCAACTGGCAGGAACCAGATCGGTGGTTCTGCAGCGAGTTGGCTGAGACCGTGGTGTCGCTGTTCGGCGTGCCGCGCTTCCGCACGGACCTGGCGCGCATCACCCCCCGCCACCAAGACATGCTGGCCGACTGGCGCATGGCCATCGCTGCGCGAGAAGCACTCAACTCATGAACATCGACGTGAACGGACTCATTCAACTCGGCCTCAGCGTGGTGTGTGCCGCTGGCGGATGGCTGATGCGCCAACTGTGGGACGCGGTGCAGGCGCTGCGCAAAGACCTGAAGGAGCTGGAAGTGGACCTTGCCAAGAACTACGTGCCTTGGGATCGACTGGAGCAGGCGCTGCGCCCGATTCACGAGCTGCTGGGCCAGATCCGCGAAAAGCTCGATGAGAAGGAGGACAAGCATGGCTGATCGTCTGCCCGATCCAAACCTGGCCTGGCCCATCCCACTCGCCGCGGTGGGGCTGATCGCCGATGCCGAGGGCTGCAAGCTCAAGGCCTACCGCTGCCCGGCCGGCATCCCGACCATCGGCTGGGGCCACACCCACAAGGTGACCATGGGCGACGTCTGCACCCAGCAGCAGGCCGACCAGTGGCTGTTGACCGACATCAGCGAGTCGGCGGCAGAGGTGCGCGCTGCGTGCACCGTTGAGCCTGGCGACAACGAGCTCGGGGCGCTGACCTCTTTCGCCTTCAACTGCCGGGGATGGCGATCCAGCAGTGTGCTCAAGGCGCACAACCGCGGCGACCACATCGCAGCCTCGCGGGCCTTCGGACTCTGGAACAAGGCAACCGTCAACGGCGTGCTCACCGAGCTGCCAGGCCTGACTGCGCGTCGCGCGGCCGAGCAGGCGCTGTACCTCAAGCCCGAGAACGCCGAAGCCAGCCTGGCCATGCCGCAAGCCGTGCAGGCCGAGGAACCGCTGCGCCAGTCCACCACCATCAAGAGCGGAACCGTCATCGGCGGCGCTGGCGTGGTGGCTGGGCTGGGCCAGGTTGTCGGCTCGGTGCAGGGCCTGGGCGACCCGCTCAAGGCCACCAAGACCGTGCTGACAGAGACCCTGGGCATCCCGGCGTCCTGGCTGTTGCCTATGGTGTGCCTGGTGGTCGCCTACATCCTGCTGCGCGACCGTATCCAGCGGCGGCTTGACGGGTGGGTATGACTGCGTTGCTCGGCATGGCTCGGATCGTCCCAGTGTGGGCCTGGGCGCTGGCCGCCATCCTGGCCTGGGGTGGCTGGCAGAAGCACTCGGCCACGGCGGCCCAGGCCACGCTGCGGCAGCACGACGCGGCCATCGCCGCCGAGACGATCAAGGCCCAGCAAGCCGAGATGACCGAGACCGCACGCCGCCTCGCGGCACAGAAGGAGATCACCGATGAAGCTCAAGCTCGCAAGCGCGCTGCTGATGTGGCTGCTGCTGGGGCTCGCAGCGCTGCTGACAAGCTGCGCGCACACCTCGCCGCCATCGCCGCCAGTGCGGCCAGCGGCAATCCCGCCCCTGCCCTCGGACGCCAGGCAGGTCAGCTCGCCGAGTCACTCGGCCAGTGCGTCGAGCGCTATCTCGGCGTGGCAGCAATCGCTGACGACGCCATCAACCGGGGCCGCTCCTGCGAGCGGTCCTATGACTCATTGACCAACGGAGCAAAACCATGAGACGCCTGCTTGTCCTGATCCTGGCACTGATGTGCCTCCCGACCTATGCCTACACCCTGTGCGGGGCGCCCGCGGTGGGCAAGCGCTACCTCGAAGGCGACACCTGGCCGCAGTCCGGCCCAGCTCGCGGCGCGCCAGGCCAGTACGTGGACGACGATGGCTACTGGAAGCACTGCCCGACCTGGGTGGAGCCCAATGGTGGAGACCCGAAGACGCTGGAGCCGCGGCCTGCGTGCCCAGGCAGGTATGGCGCCGAGACGTGGATCAGCGCTGACGGCAAGTCGGAGTGCGACTCGCGCCCGAAGGATCAGACTGACAGCCCGAATACCAAGCTGACCTACGGCAAGGCCGGCGCGCGCCAGTACATCTTCGATGACCTGGGACCGACGCGCGGCCGGCAGACTTGGCAGTGCGGTTTGCGGGAGCCTGGCCAGTGGGCATTGGTTGAGCAGGCCTGCGAGACCATCAAGCAGGCCCCAGCCCCCGCACCGCGCCGGCTCTCGCCGGTGATGACCAAGCCCGGTTGATCTGTGCGCGGATCGTGGTCGAACTGCATCATCTGGGCCTTCTTGCTCCACAAGCGCCGAAAGCGCAAGGGGCGAGAGGGTTACATGATGTTCCGCACCTCGCGGCTGCTGAAGTTCGGCCCGCATGCGCTCTATGCCGAGCGCCGTACCTCGGGCACCTGGCGCATCGTGAGCTACGTGCCGCGCGATCCCGTTCAGCGGAAGTGTCCACCTCCCTTCTTCAGAGGCAAGTCGAAGTGGGGCGATCTTCGGTGAACACGGCATCTGCCCAAGCAAGCGGCCCAGATCGGCTCGTCCACCAACTCCAACACCGTCTGACCGTCAGGCGTCGAGCGCTCGCACAGTTTCTCGGTCAGCCAGCGTCCACGCGCGGCCAGGATTTCGCGCCAGCGCTCGGGCGCGATGTGCCAGCGCCTGCCGCCCTTGCGCATGGGGTAGCGCCGCATTCGGTGGCGGTGAGTTTGCAAAGTAGGCATATCAGCTAGTTATGCCCTTCGCACTTCGCAGTGGCCGCCTTCCAGTCGCCTTTGCAAAACACGAGGACGTTTTGGTGAGTCTTCGCCAACTTCCGCCCGCTCTTGAATTGGCGCGTTATGCTCATCGCCGCCATTCCTGCGGGGGTGGCGAGAATCGCTTCGTTGTAGAGCCGCGCTCCACACTCCTCGAACGCATCAATCGTTGTGCTCACGAAGTTTCGATAGAACCCGCGCCCATCGCGGAAGTCACCAACCACGAAACACGCGAACGTGTCGGGCTTCATGCGCCCCACGGCGCGCAGAATGATCCGTTTGTAAGCGGCCACGAAGGCGTGCCAATCCATCGCGCTCAGGTCGCGCGGATCGTCGCTGTACTTTTCCAAGTCTCCATATGGCGGGCACGAAAACACGAAATCAGCTTCGGGCGCATCTGCCAGCGTTTCCATGCTGTCACCGCACACCCACACCGGCCGCACGCGCGGCGCTATCTCATCTGCCTGCGCTTCGTTCGCTGCAATCTGTTCTGGCCGCAGGTCGCAACCCCAGTAGTGCCGGCCCAGCGCACCGGCCACAATGCCGCGCACGCTGCCGCCGGAGAATGGGTCGACAATTTGGCCTCCTGTCGGGCAAAACCAACGATAGGCGAGTTCGCACAGCAGCGGGTCAAATACGCTCACGTCCGTCGCCATCTTCGGCATGTAGTCGTATCGGTCTGGGTAGTCAGATTTTCCAGTTATTGCTTTGGCATCTCTCCCAACCTCGGAGCGAATGCCCAGAGACAACCAAGCCGCCTTCCGCTCTCGCCACTCTCCAGACCGAGCATCAAGAATCGAGAACGGAGGGATAGTGAACCGCTCTGCCACTGGGCCGAGGGGTTTGGGTTTAATCGGCGCGCCGAACAAGTCGTGTCCGTAGAGTGCTGGCTCAGTCATCGTTTATCCATCACGGGCATAACACGGCGGTCGAGAGGGACGCTCCGCCTATCGGCGTCGCGCACCTCACCTCAGCGTTATGGCGCTTCCAGTGCGCCGCCATCTTTACATTCCAGCCCCTTGCGTATTGCGTCATCATGACGTATTCTTCAGTCATCGGATGCGCAGTGCAGCCGACAACAGGAGAGCACAGATGGTCAACTTCCAATTTCCCGAAGGCGCCGAACAATTTGACGCCGCCGCTTTCACGCAGACCGGGGAGTTCATCAAGACTGGTCACCGCGAAGAGTGCGAGCAAGCGGCCATCGAAGCGCGTGGCTTGTACTGCCTCTGGATCAATGGCCGCCCGGTCATCAAGGGTGACTTCGAGGACGCGGAGTAATGGCAGGCCGCCCATCAGCAGCGGCCGAGAAGGCCGCCAAGTGGCTGGCCGCAGGCCACGGCACACCCGCTGAGGCTGCACGCAAGTTCGGATTGTCCGCGCGACAAGCGCAGCGGATTGCAGCAGCCGCCGGCCTGCCAGCGCTGCCCGTCGGCCGTCCGCGCGCTTCGGACGCGGCGCCATAACCCCCTGCTCCAAGGGAGCACCAACAGCATCGGCCACGGCGGCTTCGTCGAACTTGGTCATGGCTGTTGGTGCCCCCTGAGCAGGCCGTTAGGCCCCAATCCCATGCCGCCGCTCAATGCGGCGCGCAAACTCTTGGTGCGGTTCATCAGTCGATGGGTCCGCCATCACTTCGTCCCAAAGTTCTTCGATGTCAATTGGGTCAAGCGGCACTCGTTGCGCCCGCTTCTCGGCGTCTCGTGCCGCCGTCCGCCATGTGTGGGCCTCGCGGGCCAACCGTTCGTTGTCCTCGCGCATTCGGGTGCGGCCCTTCGTAAGCCCATCCCTCGCGTACTGCAGGTCGCGCTTCAAGGCGTCGTTCTCCGCGCGCAGCCTCTCCAGTTCGGCCTGCGCGGCCCGGGTGCTCACTTCGACCGTAATGTTTCCGTCTGCCATGTTCACTCCTTGCTCACCCATCCAAACGTCCCGCCATCCGTAGCGCAGGCGGTA